ATACCGGTAGATCTATTGAAATTATAGACTATCAAGGGACAGAGTTTTTAGATATTGAATTAGCTCTGCATAGTAGCCCTTATACGGTAAAGAAAAGGTTTGTGATAAGAGAGGTGCAGTCTATTGTACCAACGACCGATACTACCGATATGGTCACACTAGCAATCATAGACTACGACGCATATCTTAGCTCACTTATTAATATTAATAAAATGTATGAAGGTAAGCCGAGTCAGATTATAAATGACATTTTACGCGATGCCTATGGAGCAGAAAAATCTGCGTTAAGAGCCGGTAGCGGAGGAATACTTAGTGAGCAAAACTGGGATCTCTCTAGTGAGATACCTGAGGCTGCAACAAATGCTATCACAAAAGCAACTAGTTACGAACTGCAGTCTGCGTTTAGATATCTAGTTCCCAATCTTCCTCCTCTTGACGCAATAGAAGTTATTAAGAGACGAACAACTGGTTTAACAGGTACGCCTTTCTTCTGTTTTGCTTCATTAGCAGATAATAATCTTAGATTTTTTGACTTATATACTTTATTGCAGCAGCCGCCAATAAACGTAAAAGATCCATATGTCTTCTCTTCGCAGTTATCTCAGCGGGCAGGTACTACTGGCTCAGATCTTGGTAGACAAATTTCATCGCTTCGAAGTCCTAAGAATGCTAATACATTAGCTCTTGTAATGAATGGCGATGTCAGTTCAGTGTATGAATTTGTAGATACTACACACGGATTAGAATTTACATTTAAATACGATTTAGATAAAGTGCTTAAAAACTTATTAGTTACAAACTCGTATCCAGCTGCAGACACAAGAACAGAATTTAAGGGAACTCCTATTAGTGAATTTGGCACCAAGCGTGTACATAAGATTGGTACGGCAAATATATATGATAACGATATAAAAAACATATATGAAGAAACATCTGCACAAAAACATTCGGCTCTAGCTGTTTCTAAATCAGTACGAAATCTTCTTGGTAAATCTATATTAGAAATAACAGTGCCTGGTTTACATAACCTGCCACAGAACGGCCATAAAACAATTGGTAGAGTAATTTCAGTTTTATCCATTGCAGACGTAGAACAGCATACAGAACTATTTGACCGTAAGAGAACTGGCGATTATATCATATATAGCGCAAAGCATACCTTTACAAAAGAACGATATACTACAGGATTAAGCCTTGTAAAAATTGCTAACTATAGAGGCAATACAAGAGTTGGCTCAGGAGGTGCGAGCTAATGGAACACTATGGCGACAATGCACGTTGGTTTATTGGAGTTGCAATAAACAACTTAGATCCTTTACAACTCGGAAGAGTTCAAGTAAGAATATTTGGCATACATTCTCGTAATAATACCGAGATTCCAAACTATGCTCTTCCTTGGGCTACAGTATTACAGCCAACAACTTCTGGTGGTACTTCTGGTATTGGCATGATGCCACAAATATTGCCTGGTGCTCAAGTGTTTGGTATGTTTTTAGATGGAAAAGGATCACAGATTCCTTGTGTTGTTGGCGTTATGCCTAAAATAGAAATACCATCAGAGCAGCAATTAGCCAATGGTCAAACAAAGAATATACAATATGGAATTGGATACGGGCTTAATGAGGTAGATCCTCGCCTTGCACGTGCTGCAGGACTTACTACCGAAAACAATGTACTATCTAATGACGCATTAGTAGAAGGTCCAAGAGTAGAGCAAGCTTTTGAGTTTTTCAAATCAAGAGGTTATAGTGAAAAACAATCTGCTGGTATATTAGGAAATCTTATAGCAGAATCTGGGCCTAATCTTCCTGCACATGGACCAAGAGGAGACGGCGGCCAAGCCGCGGGTATTGCACAATGGCATCCAGGCCGCAGAAGAATTTTTGAACAGACCTACGGTAAGCCATGGCAAGATAGTACGTTTTCTGATCAACTGCAATTTATTGTTTGGGAATTAAGCAACGTTGATTCGTACTCTGGTAATCTGAATAAAAAAGCAGGCGATCTATTAAGAGGTACAGATACAGTAGCACAAGCTGCAATAATATTTGATACAAAGTATGAACGTAGCGCCGGTCTTCATACACAAAGAAGAGTTAAATATGCACAAGATGTATATCAGACTTATGGAAATGCATAATGGCTAGTTTTAATCGATTTCAATCTACACTTTCTACATATAACCAAAGACTTGGCACAGCGGATTTTCGTAATGCAGCACCGACTGTTACAGGTGAATACAATGCGAAGTTTGGTTCATCGTTAGGACAAGACGTAGGACAGACACTAAATGGACTGCAATCTATAACTCAAATCCAAAACTATCCTGGTGAATTTAAAGATGTATTATTAGGATTAGCTCTTGTTAAACTGACTGAAGCTGTTACTGGAGAAAACCTCTTTGAAGTAATTGATAGTGCATTTGAAGGAATCGGATCTGGTAATGCTAATATTACTGATGTTCTGACTGGACTGGGAACCTTAGCTGTTTTAACAGGTACTAGTCCTGCAGCTGGATTTTTAAAAGCTTATTATGGTGGCAGTTCAGGTATAGCAGCTGCTACACTTCTATCGAAAGCAACAGGTAAAGATATATCAACATTAGTTAATGTCGTGCAAAGTGTTCAAAGCGGTAACATTAAGCAATTTGCAAACTTTGCTTTACAAAGATCTATATCCGAAGTACTTGGCCCAATTATAAGTGATTTTAATTCTAGAGTTGATTTAGCTATTGGCACTGCAATAGCGCCCGTATTACAGGCCGTAATGGATATTAGCGCTGGACCTATCGGATTGATTGTTAATGACCTAACCGGTGGCAAATTAAAATCGTTTGAATTGCAGAATATTGTAAGGCTTTTATCCCAAGGGAAGTATGCTGAAGCCATTTTAATTACATCACAAAACTCTGATAGTCCATTGAGCTATATAGAATCTACTTTACTTGGTATTGACACTACTATCTCTACAAGAGTTACATACACTGGAAGTACTACACTGCCCGTATTTGATATTGGTTCAGACGCAAATACTTGGACTGGTGCTAATACTTCTACATGGAAAGATCCAGATGCAAATGCAGCATCCGTTCCAGGATATAAATTTACAAGGGTAGGCGGTGAGCAACAATTAGAAGCTGACTTCAGATCGGCTACACGTGAAATTACTGAAGCTGTAGTACATTGGTCAGCGACATATATAGATCAGGACATTGGTTCACAGGAAATTCACGGTTGGCATAGAGAACAAGGATTCACCGGTATCGGGTATCACTATGTTATTCGTAGAGACGGTACTATTGAGAAGGGCCGGCCACTCCAATATGAAGGAGCCCATGCTGATGCCAACGGTCACAACAAGTATAGTATGGGAATATGTTTAGTTGGAGGTTATACGGTTCCTTCAAATATTGGTCTCAATCAGCCTCCACAAGGACCAGAATCACTTACAGCAGAACAAATGACCACGCTTAGACTTATGTTAAACACATTTTATAAAGTCTGGCCTGGAGGACAGGTGTGGGGTCATAATGATACGGATCCAGGAAATAAGTCAGATCCAGGATTTAATGTGTCAACATATATTAGGCAGAACTTTAATAAAGAAAATGTAAGTAGTAGCGGAACAATTCCGCCGTTATCGTCTCGGGCGATATCTACACTGAGAGCTCAATCATGACGACAGAAAATGATGATATAAATGATCGAAAGTTTATTGCTGGAGATGCAATATATGACGAAGGAGTTTATCCTACAGGATATCAAGATCCTGGAGGAGTATACCCACGAGTTAACTATTTCTATGAATCTTCGCTGAATAAAGCTTCAAGGGGATTAATACGCAATTCGCTAGAAACCAACGGCGGCATACCAACATTACAAAATAAAAATTTAAACAAGTATGTAAAAAATCCTAGATATGTAGAGCCAAATCCTACTACTAGCGATGCCGATCCTGTAGGAATAACTAGCGAAGGCATACCAGTTGGTGCACTTACTGGAGAACCTGTATTCAATTACATTCCTCCTGCTGATGACGAAAGTCGGATACGTTCAACATATCCTAATAATCAGGTATGGGAAACGCCTGGTGGACATGTTGTAGAATTAGATGATACTATTACAAATGAACGTATTCTGATTAAACATAAATCCGGAGCAGGAATTGAGATTAAACCTGATGGTACAGTTTTTGTTAGCAGTACATCCGATGTATTAATTAGTGCAGGTAACGATCAGCATGTGGTTGTTGAAGGTAATGCACATATGACATATCAAGGCGATCTTAATGTCGATGTGGCTGGTGATTATAATCTTAGTGTCGGAGGCAACAAACTACAAATTATTACGGGTGATCATATCTCAGAGATAGATGGAGCGCGTAAGGGCAACATTGCACTTCAGGATAACCTAACCGTCAAAGGCCATCAGTCAACTACAGTTGCACAGTCAAAGACAGATACAACTCTCGGTGGATACTTGCATGCGGTCAAAGGTAACTTTGAACAATCGGTTGAAGGCGATGTGGGAATCTATTCATCTGGTGCACAACAAATAACTTCAGAAGTTAGACAAAATATGACATCGCCTGATACAAATATTCATGCTACAAATCTATCAGTCTTTGGAGATGTCGGTACATTTGGTGGTGAGAATATCATACTGTATTCATATAACCACCATTTAGGTAATACATTGTGGCTAGGTGATGGTGAAGGTGGATCAGGTACTATTAACGTTGATACAATACGTGCTGTACGCATTGATGTTGCAGGAGATATAACGGCAACAAATAGTGTGACTGCTCCAACATTTCATGGAGATTTAAATGGCACTGCAGCAACAGCGTTAAGCTCAAACGAAGCAGGTTTACACAGCGCTTCTTCTGGTGGATTTATTCCACACCCGGGTGCAAGCTTAGGATATACGACTAATATTCAAGATATTAATACCGAACCGCTTCCTGATGATATTAAGGCTACTGCCCTTCCAAATGCCGGTGTAGCAACTACATATCAAAAGTCTGAATATGGTATTAGAGATGTACAAGTGGATCCTGAAGGCGAACTACTTAGAATGATTAATCAAACTACATTGTCTGGTGGTGTAAGTGATAGACCATTAACGACAGGCGAAGTAAGATCTAAACTCAGAGATGAGAATAATAAAGATAACGTTGACTTCACTGCAAAACAAGTTGCAGAACAAAAGATAAATCCTGAGGCGCTTGGGAAAACTGTACCTGCACAAACTGGTAGAATAGCTAGTGCTAATCCAACCGTTTCTGAAAATTATACCACTATCGGTCCAGGTGGACCAGGTGGAGGACCAAGATGACAACAGCTGCACCAATAGATTTTAATTTTTATAACTCATATTACAGACCAAATCCAGGAATAAAAAATATAGTTCCTGACCCATTGTACAATCCAAATAACGCAAACTATATTAACTCAGGTACAAAGTTGGCAAAAGGAGTAACAATAGGAAAGTTTTTAGGTGCTGCTGGTGAAAAAACAAATATGAACCACATTACCAATGACGGTGAGAGATGGCAAATTGCAAGACAACTTTCATTGCAAGCCATGGCAATGAATACTGTTAATACTGATCACGGACGTTTTGCAAATAAACGTCTTATAGTGGTTGAAGGACTATATAAAAAAGGACCTAGCGAAAATCTTAAATCAGGTGGTCTAAATGATTTAGCTACAAAGGGCAGAGTAGCCGTTTACCAATTAATCGACGAAACTGGCCGGCCAGATCATATTGCGATGTTTGATTTAGCAGTGTACTGGAAAGACAGCATCTTATTTGAGAAACTAATATTAGACTATGACACATATAACCCCGATAAATCTTTAGAATGCCATGTTGTATTACAGATGCCTACCATTAGTTCAGATTATGTAGGTAATTTTGCAAAGGAATTAGAAACAAGATATAACGGATACGTACAAACTACTCGAGAACTCATAGAAATCTTAGGATAAAGCTTATAAATAGTACAAATTATTTGGAATAATCATGGCAACCACAAGAGCATTTGCAGTAGAAGACGGTAACTTATCAACCGGAAGTGTTGTCACATCGCGTGATCGCAATTACCTAGATATAGACCTATCGTTTGAAGCAAATAAAAATGGCGACATATTTAAAAAAACTGATGCCGCTGCCGTTAAGCAGGCGGTTAAAAATATATTAACGACTGGATACACAGAAAAACCTTTTCTTCCACAGTTTGGTGGAGGTATTGGAGACGCATTATTCGAAAATATGGATGATGCGACATCTTTTGAAATAGACCAAGCTGTAAGAGCATCTATATCAAGCTTTGAACCTCGGGCCGTATTAGATACGGTAGAAATAACTGATAATCCAGACACTAATTCAATAAACGTAACAGTTCGATTCGGTATAGCAAACGTCGGCGAACTCGTTACTGTAACCACATCTTTATCAAGGCTGAGATAATATGGCAACTACAGTACAAAATAGTAAATTAGATTTTGATAATATAAAAAATTCGCTTAAAGCATATCTTGCTAAACAGGATGAATTTGCTGATTACAATTTTGAGGCATCTGGTCTTTCTAATATCCTTGATGTGCTAGCATATAATACACACTATAATGCGTTGACCGCTAACTTTGCTTTGAACGAATCATTTCTTACAACTGCACAATTAAGAAGTTCTGTTGTATCTCATGCCGCAACACTAGGATACGTTCCAAGATCTCGATCAGCGTCACGGGCTGAAGTCCAATTATCTTTAAATCTCGCCGGAGTAGCAGGCCGACCTGGCTCTGTAGTAATTGCAGCCGGAACTACATTTACTGCTGATGCCGGTGAAACTACATATGTATTTCAAACATTAGAAGATTATACAGCTACTGATAATGGTGAAGGTTTCTATCAATTTCTAAATGGAATCGGTGGATCTACAATT